TACGAGCCTTGCAGATGCTGGCTTAGGGCAGGTATCGGGCGGATCCTCCAAGAACCTCATCATCGAGGATCATACTGTGCATCATTGGTACATGGATGGAAAAGAAGTGACTAACCAGGTTATGAAGGGCACCGCAAGACAGCTTCGGCTGAAGGGTGCAATAGCAACGAGGTAGACATGGGAACGACTGCAAGGAATGTACTGACAAAGTTGGTGGCGGGCGTGTCTACCCGCGCCAACCTTCTTTCTTATTCAAATGCCAATCTGGATATTATAGACGCTGCTATTGCGAAATGCAATTTTGCTGGAGGTGCTATAGATCCCGATGCCGACAATGACGTGGGCGAGGGTTATGCAATAGGATCTGAATGGCATACCGATACCGCGATATGGACATGTATAGATGCCACGGAAGGCGCGGCTGTTTGGCATCAAGTATGGCCTGCGCTGGTGGCCGACATGGCACAAACGGGCGCGCTTGCACAGTGCAACATAAGCGCATCGACCGACCCAGGCGTCGGCGACGATTCTGTTGATGGCTATTCCACCGGTTCGTGGTGGTGGAATACTACAGGGCACCGACTATGGCAAGCTGAATCCGTGGGGGTAGGCGCGGCTGTTTGGAGACAAGTTTGGCCCGCTCTCGCGACGGATGCCACTACAACCGTAGCACTCGCGGGAAGATCGGGCGGGCAGGCGATCATAGGCGGCACCGATTCCGGTGATGATCTTTCTCTAGAATCGACATCAAACGGCACGAAAGGCGAGGTACTGATTCAGCCAAACGGTGGCCGGGTCGGAATTGGAGTTGCTGCTGCTGATATCCTCGCGGATGCTCTACTTGATGCTAGGTTGGCCACCGGTACGGCAAACCAATATCTTACTGCATATGCCGGCGGTGCGGGATCTTTTATCGGGCGATCCGCGGCGGGGACACCAGCATCTCCAACAGCGACACTGCTCGACGTAACTATTGCAGCGTTTGGGGCGCGTGGTTATGGCGCGTCTGCATTTGCATCGGGAACAAAAGCCATAATTCAGATGAAGGCGGGCGAAAATTGGACAAATGCCGCGCAGGGTACGTATATTGATATCGGGACTACCCCCAATCTATCAACTACACGCGCAACCGCTATGCGCGTCTTCGGGCACAAAGGCGTCCACATAGGCGGCACAAGCGATCCTGGGGCAACCAATCTCCTGGTAGATGGCACCGTGTTAGCGAGCAACGTGCAAGCTGCATATCCAACCCTACCAGAGCTTACCACACCAGAAGCAGGCGACAAGATGCCGATCTATGATGTATCGACCTCTACCTACAAACACGTGGTCGTGGCCGAGATACCCGTAGCTGAAACATTTACACCGATATTTACAGGCTTTACCGTTTCGGCATTCACCGCAACGCGAATAGTTCATGATGGCATCTTGGAATGCTGGATAAAAGCAACACTAAGTAGCGCGGTTTCAGAGACTATGGCAATTGCTTTTGGGTATGAAGTTAGTGCACAGTTTCCGGAATATGGGGTATGCGGGGAGGCATATTGTCAGGACGTAGGTAGCGGTTATGCCGCGACGTTCGGACATTGTGTATCGTCGGCTGGATGGTATGGTGTGGATATATACAGCCCCAGTGCGCTTTGGGCCAACACTGTTCCTATTACCTGGGCATCAGGCGACCTGCTTTTCATTCATGCTCGCGTTCCTGTGGTGGTCTGATGGCTTATCGAATCGCGAGGGCGGGAAATATCGATTTTCCTATTTCCCATCTCGATTGGGGGATATTCTGCCATGATTCTCGTATTCAGACCGGGCCGGTTACAACGAATACTTATGCTTATTGGGAAAATCTGATCGGAAAAACAATACCAATCAAGGGCATCAATGATTGGTCGTATCCCCAGGAATGGGGCGGGTTCGCAAATAGATATCTAGACCCGGATGCGTTTTCAGGAAGCGATTTTAACACATTTCGGGCAATGGGGCCATGCAGATGTCTATTACAAGAAAATCTTTACAACGGATATGATGATGATTCTTCCCTCTGGTATCCAAGCACATTTACAGATGGTGATCATGACGAATATCTGATCCAATTCGCCGAGGAGGTTGTGGCATGGGGCCACGACCTGATCATGCGCCCATGGCATGAAGGCAACGCGGGTGCATTTATTTCAGGCGGGACCGAATGCCCCTCGATAGCTGGGTGGGCAACGGGCACATATTACGCAGCAGGAACGGAAATCGCTCACGCCAAATCCGGGTATGGGTGGCATCGATATGCTGCGAAAAGTGATCATACGTCAGGAGCATCCAGCGAGCCGGAAACCGGCGCATCATGGGCCACATATTGGACGGATGCCGGTTGGGCGATGTGCCCCTGGGGTGCGAAGGTCTACGAGGGCGGCACCAGAGTATCGGACATCGCCGATTGGATTGCAGGATGGCGATATATAGTCAATCTGTTCCGAGAGTATGACGTAGATCGGAAGATCAAATGGTTGCATACCGTTCTTGCGTGGCCTTCTGTAGCGTACGGGGGGAGCAATGCAACACCAATGGCGGATTTGTGGCCGGGAGATGATTATGTAGATTATTATGGAATATCGTTTTATCCAACGAATTATCTTCCAGATGCTACCACCCAATATCCGCACCTCGACACCGGCCTAACGATTCCATATCGCGAAATGTGCGATGTCACAAGAACAAAGCCGTTGTGGATAGTAGAAGTTGGCGCGCGAAAGGTCGCCGCGCATCCCGAATACAAAGAAGCATGGATAAGTAGAATACTTTCTCCTGCCTACCTGGAGCAATATTTCCCTAGGTTCAATACGGTTATTGCGTGGGACAGCGCCGATCTGTGGTCAGACAGTACCGCGTTAACCTTCGAGGAAACGGCAACCGCGAAAGCAAATACGATAGCCGCATTCCAAGATGCAAAATACAAAGACGGGGACTAGAAAAAGAGGTTATAATGCCCGACGCCCTTATCCGAGTAGGCACGACCGACCTTTTCACCTCGGCCCTCTATGACAACGATGCCACGGTTTGGCCTAATGACAGCATGCTCCTCGATGAATGGATTAGCCTGTCTCAGCTTTGGCTCAATGATGCTGGCCTGATCATCGATCACAATACCGATGGCCGGTCCTCGGCCAGCTTCACTGTCCTGGATTCAGCTGGAGCATACACGTTCTATGAGCGGCAACAGGTGATAATCAGGAATTGGGACAACGAACTGCGATTTGCGGGGGTCGTGCAGAGCTGCGAGACCATCCGCATCCCTGGAACTGTGATCAAGTTCCATATGATTGATGTGACTGACTACACCGCCATAATGTCCTGGCGAACGATTGACTATGCAGCGACCGACACACTGCCCGGGGCTGCCGTTAGTGCCATCCTGACAGAATACCTCGCAGAAGAAGGCATCACAGAAGGCTATATCGAGGACGGCAACCAGCTAGAAGAGATTTCAATAGGGAATAAGAGCGCCCTGGAAGGCCTACAGAAGCTCGCAGAGGCGTGCGGCTTTGTGGTCTATTTAGACTATGATCTCAAGCTCTATTTCCATGCCAGGACGCTTTATGCCGCGGATTGGAGTATCACAGATGGCACGGACATCCTGAGCGATTCCTTCCAGGTTAGGCGCGAGAATCCAGACTATCGCAATACTGAGGTCGTGATAGGGGGATACGAGGAAACCGATCTCCAAACAGAATCATGGGTAGGCGATGGCACGACCAAGACATTCCCCCTGGCATATCCGGCCAATCGCTTTTCTACTGTGACGGTAGCGGCTGCATCCAAGACCATCGGCCAGAAGGGCACCGATGCAGGCTCCTATGATTGTTATTATGCGATCAATTCAGAGACATTAACCTTTGAAACCGCTCCTGCCAATGGTGCCGCGATTGTGGCCGGATATTATGGCCTCTGGCGGTCCAAGTCGAGAGCAGAGGATTTGACGGCCATCTCCACCAATGCCACCAGGCAGGGCTTCGGGTCGGGCAAGGTCGAGCACATCACGATAGATGAAAGCCTGAACTCAATCACCGCGGCGGGCGAGTATGCGAGCGCGAAGCTGGCCGAGTATGGCGTAGATGGCATCCAGGTTTCGTATAAGACCAGGCGCGAAGGTCTAGCAGCAGGAGTCTTGCAGCATATCGAATATGAGGGGCTCGACCATGACGCACTGATCTATCATGTTCAGGAGATAATCAAAGACGGCGATACTGAGTACAGTATCGAGGGGGTGTATGGGCCGGTCATCGAGGACTGGTGCAACTTTCTTAATTCGTCGTTCCAGCTCATATATCAGGTACGTGAGGGTGTAGAGGAAGGCACAGGAGTTACGAAGCTCTATAACTTCTCACATACCTACCTGGATGCAGACAGAACGCCCGCGCATTCTCATTCTGATATATTCACCCACGCGGTGATTGGGGCAGGATTGGTGGTCTCAAGCGACACCTGGCCAGCATTTGCTCCTGCTGATCGAGTAGAATATATCGAGTTTTGGATGGACGGGGCATGTGTCTTCAGGAAGGCCCATACATCTGTTGTGAATGAAACGCTTGATACGACCATCTATAGCTATTCTTACATCTCCCCGGCGGAAGCACTCGGAGAGATAGACGAAGTGGTTTTCTGGGGCGGCGATAGTTCCGCCGCTGCATATGGTTCTGGAGTAGAGATCTATAGGGCGGCATTCGTGAAAACGAAGACAATTCTGGAATCATATCAATTGAACATGTCATATATTAATGGAAGTGCTTGAGATGGTCTATACTGCCACAAATTGGCTTGAAATGTCCATGACCACGGCACAAAAGCTGACTGCCTTGGACAATCTGGAAACCCTCTATACCCAGGCAGTTTCTTATATCGATGCCATAACCCACAGCAGCAGCTATTATACTGATGCTCAAGCCGCGGCCAGGTACTTCGGGTCGGGCAATGACGGCACAGGAAGCGGCCTAATAGCTGCGACCTTGGACGGCTACAGCGCCCAGCAGATCATCGATGCTGGCTCACCGACAGGTGTCATTGCTTGGTGGTCTGGCTCAGAAGCCTCAATCCCATCTGGATGGGTGCTCTGCAACGGCCTGAATAGCACGCCGGACCTGCGAAATCGCTTCATAGTTGGGGCAGGGTCGCATTATAGCCGGGCAGATGTCGGGGGCGCAAACACCGTTACAAGTGCCGCGACCATCACAATAGCCGGGCATGCTTTGACGGCAGCAGAAACGCCGTTGCATACGCATGGCACGATCACAGATAATTATCCTCATGCAACGGCATCAAACTATGGTAGCATAGGCATTGGCTATTATGCCGCCCGGAGCACAAGCAATGTAGATAGACATACTGGTTATACTGGCTCTGGTTCGGCTCATAGTCATACAGCGAGCTTCGCGGGCACAAGCAACCAGGACAAAAGACCGCCTTTCTATGCCCTTTGTGCAATCATGAAGAGTTGATATTATGGCCTATACGAAATTCCATACATCCTGGGCGGTCACTGATGAGCTATCAGGCGCGGCGTTCAACTGGATTGAAACGCAATGGGTACTAGCAAAAGCCGATGCCGATTTGCATGAGCACAATTCGCGCTATTACACCAAGACATCAGCAGATGCGACTTTCTTTGCCCTTACAACGTCTGTAGCATTGGGCATGGATGCTGACAAAATTGATGGTTCACATTTCTCGGACCTAGTATCATCTGTAATGCCAGTTGGCTCGATCATGGTCTGGTCTGGCACGGATGGCACGGTGCCCTCTGGCTGGCATATCTGCGACGGTGGAACCTATGGGGGATATGGAACCCCGGACCTAAGAGATCGATTTGTTATAGGCGGCGGTGGTCCGTTTGTGGTAGGATCTACAGGAGGTCCGGCCACATACAACGGAACCATAACACCCACCGGGTCTGTCACCATCGGAAATCATCAACTTTCGACCGCTGAAATTCCGAGCCACGTTCATTCATATACTGAATATTATGGCCGAAAAATAGGAAACACAACGGCATACGGTGGCTATGTGTGGGATGTAGGTTCATCAACGGCAAGCATAAATAATCAGGATGAGGGCGGAGATGGCGCGCATGGGCATACGGGCTCGACCGCGAGCTTTACGGGGATCGATCCAAGGCCGCTATATTACAGCCTTTATTATATCATGAAGTATGCATAGGGGGAGAAGATGGTATATACAAAAAACGAAAATCCGTGGGCAGCAGATGACCTTGTAACCGTTGCTTACATGAACAATTTTGAGACCATCTACACTGAAGCCTCAAGTTACCTATCCAGCCATACTCATGATGCCCTATACCAAACACAAGCTGAAATGCAAGCGGCTTATTGGTACGCGGGCAATGATGGCACTGGCTCTGGATCAGATGCCGATCTCCTCTACAAAGCATCTGGCAACCTGCATGCCGCTTCATTCGCTGGTTTAGGAGTGCCTACCGGCCTTGTCACCCTCTGGTACGGCTCGACTGGATCAATCCCCGCTGGCTGGCATCTATGCGATGGTACAGCGGGAACAATAGATCTCCAAGGCAAATTCCCGGTTGGTGCTGGCACCGGATCAGCCTATTCCGTAGGTGATACAGGAGGTTCTGCCACGTTTACAGCCGCAGGGGCAATCACAGTTAACAGTCATACGCTCACAGAAGCTGAAATGGGGTCGCATCGACATCCATTTGTAGATGTCACCCCCGCTGGCTCGGATACTTGCAACCAAAACGACCCGGAAACTTGCATAATAGGCGAAACAACCTCAGGAAACACGTCCGCGGCTGGTGGCGGTGGCGGGCATGGCCACAGCGCAGGAGAAGGTACATCCATGACAGGGGACCCAGTTACAAGCTACCCGTTTTGTATAGTATTATGTTTTATTCAAAAAACGGCTTAAAAAAGGATTACTTTTGGAGGGCAAGCTTGGCACTTTCCATCTGCTTAACCAAGCTGTCCACTTTTATCCCGGCTTGCCTCATCTCATGGGATGCTTTGCGGCTCGCCTTTTCTGCCAGGTTTAGGGCGGTTAGCTCTTCCCTGGTTGCCTTCTGAGCCTTTTGCTGCTGTCGGCCAGGATCGGTGATACCATCCGATTGAGCCTCGTTGATGGCCTCCATGAATTTCTTGTCTCTAGCATTGGCCTTCTCGATCCTATCCTCTTCTGCCGCAAAATGCGCCTCATCCTTCTCTAGCAGCTCTTCATAGGCGGCTTTGATTTCGTCTGGGGTGATCATAACTTCTCCATGTACCAATTGAGCGGGTACGCTATGCCATTTCTTTCTGTGAACGTGGTTGACATTTTCATATTCTCCTCATAAGATAGCTTACGCCATCCATTAGGTGCCGGAACGTCTTCATACCACGCACATAGAAAGCCCTTTGGTATGCTTTCAATGATCTTTGCGTAATCTTTCGGACCGTTGAAAGCAACCTGCCTTAGGACTCTAAGTTGGCCTTCAAGTTCTGCTATTCTAGCATCCTTAGGATCAATATTCACAGCCATTGCTCCTTTCCAAGTGGTACGCCTTTCATCTGTGTCTCGGACAGTTCATATGAATTGGCAGCCACGATCTTCTTTAGGCTGGAATTCAGCTTTTCATTATGGGCCGAAAGATTCATCCAAGCCGGTTCTATGGTCTTGGTTGGCATGGGGCCGCCGAAGATGGCGGGCAACTGGTATCCAACCTGATCCAGGACGCCCGGTAGTGTGGATTGCGCCCCCATTGCAATATAGAATGGGTCCGATGTCTTCAGGCCATCCGGTTTGTTGAAGGGCGTTCCTGCACCGCTATCCCTCGGATCGGCCAGGGCTGGCACCAGTAGCAGAGCCAGGGCAAGGGCGAGGGCAAGTTTCATCTGAACACCTCGGGAAGTTCATAGTCGATTGGCTTTGCTGGAGCGAGCCACAGGGCGGCGGCTTCAGTCGCGGTCAGGCTGGCATTCAGGTCATCATTGTATTTCTGGACCTCGACATTGTAGGCAGTCATGTTCGACAGCCTCAGATAGCAAAGCGACCAGCCGTCTTCCAGCCCAGCGAGATAAGATGTCTGATTGTTCGTCATAGCCGATGCCATGCCTGCCATCAATAGCAGGCCCATTATAGCCAAAATTATCTTCATGTGTCTAACTCCTTAAATTCTTGCTCATCTGACAGAATCCTTTCGCCATCTGCTCAAAGGCATTCGCTAGGGATTCTCGCATAGCGGTTACGGCATTTGCAACCGCATTAGGGAACTCGGTTGCCAGATATTCAACGGTTTTCTGCATATCTATCTGTTCTTGGGTGCCTATGTAGGCAATTTCCAGAGAGCAGTTTTTCAGTTCTATTATCATTATCCTAATCACAACTCCCTATCTATTTAATCTTTTCCTTTTCGCGCCGGATAATCTTATCCACCTGCCCCTTACCAATGCCAAATTCCAGCGCCGTTTCACTTCGCGAATGCCCGCCTTCTCGCTTACCAGCGCCATAGTAGGCCACTATCTTAGCTGCCAAATCTGGATCGCGAACCTCCAGAGGTGCCGGGCCTTTGCCTCTTTTTGTAGATTCTTTCTCTATTCTGGGCTGGGCTGTAGATGTCTCGCGAGCATCCAAGTACTCAAGCAATGCCTCTCTTAATACCGATTGTTGCACGCCATAGGTAGTCCTATGCTGCTTAAGCAAGTACATGCGGAAGCGATAGCTCAAGTCTTCTGAGATATCAAAACAAATCCTCATCGCGGTATATAGCGAGGGCTTGATATTTATATCAATCGGATTGTGCAAGTGATCTAGTAATCTATATATACATTGATCTCTTAGATCAATATATGATAATTAAATCGCTAGTTTGCTCAAGCACTCGCATGAGTGCAATAGCAGCACTTCGCGAAGGTCCCATGAACATAAGCGAGTTGTCGCTACAACTCAAGCTCACCCCCAGCTCCATCCTGCATTCCATCAAGGAGATAGTGGAAGATGGCACCATCGAGAAGCATGGGGGCCGCTATAGCCTCAGCAGCACAGGAAAGATCAAGGCAGCACTCATTGACAGCATGGGGCAGAGTTTGGCGGTCCTTGAGGCCAATAAGGCCTTCTGGCCGGGTCATGATGTGTCTGGTATTCCTGACAATATGCTGGCCAGGATAGGAGAGCTTAGGGGATGCACCTGCATTGAGGACGATGATGAGATTGTCATGAAATCGCTTGCCTATGCGATAGAACAAACCAGCAAGGCGCGGCATGTCTGGGGCATATCGCCAGTTATCGCCCCAGGACACCAAGAGATGGTTTTGGGCCTCTTGGCAAATGGGGCTGAAGTGAATCTCATATTGACCAAGAGCATCATAAAGGGCATAGATCCGGGCCTATTATGCGGCCTGCTTGCCTTGCCAAACTTCCATCTATATGAGGTCGAGGATGACCTACTTTCGCTGGGTCTCTATGGCGTGAGGCTTACGCTTACGGTCGCTGATGACATGCTTTCATTGGGCCTCTATCTGCCAGGCGGGGCATACGACACAAATCATGATCTAGTCTGTCAGGGCGAGGAAGCGGCTGGATGGGGGAGAGATTTGTTTGAGCATTATAGGGAGCAAGCCAAGGAGGTGGTATAAATGCCAGTAAATGATTATATAGGGATCGATGGATTTTGTGTTGATGCCAAATCCCCCCCAAGATGTCTACGAGGCAGTAGATCGGATGCACACGCAAATAATGGATGAGCAGCAAGCAACCGATGACCTGGAAAAGTTAGAAAATGTATTGAGGATATTAGAAAATGCGATGAACGAATTGCTTGATATTGAAGGGGTACGCGGAATATAAAAATAAAATCTCATCTATGCCGCTTTAATCGCGGCCTCTTCTTTCAAAATATAGGTGGACCGCATAGCGAATCTTTTCGCTATCCGATTTTCCCGGCAGTTTCTTTAGCTTTTCTTCATCGTCTATCCAGAGGCGGACGATATGGGGCGGGGCGAAGCGTTTAGGCTTCACGGGATTTCTCCAATGCTTTCAGGAATGCTGCCTTTCGGAGATCTTCGATTTTATAAGGCGAATCTGGATCGCTTATCCTAATATCGATTATATAGTCATCGTCTCCAAAGTTTACTCGAAACTGCCGAAAACGGTTCTTTCCATAACTATATTCTTTTATTGGCCGAACCCTGCCATGCGGATAGAGCTTATCCTTCTCCAATACAATTTCATGCCTTCCAGTGATGCATTTGATGCCGTTCGCGCCGGATTTGCCTACGATCAGCACCGGTAGATTCGACCACATGCCGATATCGGAGCTTGTGAAAAAGATATCGCCGTTTCTGAAGGCCATTTTAAGCCCTCAGAAGGATGTCTGCGCAGATTGCATTCTTAGCAGATTTCATCCAGCCTTTGCAGACTGCGAGAGCATCTTTCTTGGTGATGCAGCCACATAAGGGGCAAATGCTGCCGTCCGCGTAAGAGATCGCCGCGGTGTACTTGTAGCCGGAAGATGCGTGGTCTGGCATCGCAGCCAGAACAGTGGGGTTTGCCATAGATCCTACTTTGCATTACTAGAATATAAAGATTACGGTAATCTTCTCGATTTCCGAGGTTTTAAAGATGACTCCTTTTAACTTCCTCAGCATATCCTCTCTCTGGATAGCGTTCTCGGCCTCTCTTGGCCCCGTCTTGCTCTGTCAGATATATGGTATGCCGCTTTACTGGTGGCAGCCAATCACGGTATTTCTGGTCACGTTCGCGATATATAGCCTCGATAAAGTCTCAGGATCGAAGGAGGACTTGTTTAACACGCCAGACCGCGCGGTGCTTGCCGGGTGGCCGATCAAGCCGATGGCAATTTGTGCCTATCTCGCTGCCATCATTCTGGTTGCTGCAAACGATTCTAGCAAGTTGACCTATGTCTTGGTGCCCGGTATCGCGGGCACCCTATATACTGCGAGGATAGGCAGCATCCGGCCAAAAGACCTGCCTGGCTGCAAGAACCTAATAGTAGCGGGGGCAACGGCCATATGCCACGCGGGACTCGTAGGCGGGCCTCTAGAGGCATATCTGCTTATCTTTGTGTGGATAGGAGCTGGCACGATATTCAGCGATCTAAGGGATATCCGGGGGGACGCGGCGCATGGGGTCAAAACGCTGCCGGTTCTCCTAGGGAGAACAAAAACGCTTGCTTTCCTCGCGATGTTAAGCTTAGTGCTATATGCATTATCGCCGATTGTGGCAGTTATCGTTTTCAGCCTAATCTGGTACTTCAGAAAAGAGAGGGATAACCTAGATTATGATCTGCTTGTAGATGGCTGGATGATCTGGTCACTTGCCCTCATCTACCTCTATGAATATCAGCAAGCCCTTTTTGTGAGCATGGTCTACCCCCATGTATAAGCGGCCATTCTTATCTATTGTCCTATATTTTAGCGGAACAATTAAATCCTTGTCTTCCAATCCCTTGATTGCATCCCGGACCTTCATAAAGTTACATGTCCTCCATATTGTATTAATACGAATCTACCAACCAACCAATACTTATAAATAGCATGTGTACTGATCTCAGAATTGTAGAATGCGATCAAATGCTTAAAAGGCATTGATCCGAGCGATCAATTTGAGGGGCAAATGAAAAAGGAAAGATGCAATCTGCGACTTCAGCCAGCAACCATGTCGGTCATCCGGCATCGGGCCGAATCCACGGGGAAGACGCTTAACCAAGTGGTTGAAGACGCGATGCAATGCGCGGAGGTGGATGAAAAGC